CTGGCGCTGCGCGCCGCGGTCGGTGATCTCCAGCCGGACCAGGATCGTGGCGGCCGTGTGAAGCGGGAGACGGCGAAGATCGGCCCCATCGAGGAGCAGACCGAATACTACGACGGCGCGCCAAGCGGCACCGCCTACCCGCGCGTTGACGACACGCTCGCGGTGATCCTGAAGAGCGGTCATAGCGTGGTTGAAGTGGCCCGCGCCTGATGTCTGCGACATTCGACTACGCCACCCTGGCGACGGAGAGGGTTCCGGCGCTGCTGGGAAAGTATGGGCAGACCATGACCCTGACGCTGGTCGGGCAGACGGCGGACAACGCCACCCCTTGGGACACATCGCAGACATCAAGCGACGTCAGCGTCAAAGGCATCGACCTCGACTTCAACACCCGCCTGGACGGTACCAACCTGCAGGACGGTGAGCAGATCCTTACCGGCGACCGGAACATGATCATCGAGGTCAACGGCCTCAGCCGCGAGCCGACGCCGAACGACAGGATCACAACGGCGGTGGGCGACACCTACCAGATCATCCGAGTGGCCCTGGCGATCAAGCCCGCCGGCACCGCCGTTCTGTATTCGCTGCATTGTCGGAGGTGATCCGATGGCAAGTCGTTTCGAACTGGACCTGACCAACGTCATCAACCGCTACCAGGGCGAGATGGACGACGTGGTCAAGAAGATCAACTTCGACCTGTTCAGTCGCGTCATCATGCGCACACCGGTCGACACCGGACGCGCTCGCGGGAACTGGCAGGCCGGAATCAACCGGATGCCGCAGGGCCTGGTGGATCGCGAGGATCCGAAGGGCGGGGTCAACGGGAACGGCACCGGGCGCTCCACTGCGCGCGCCGAAGTTCAAAGAGTGACGCTGAGCATGAAGGCCGGCGATACGGGGGTCCTCGTCAACCACCTCCCCTACATCGTCGAGCTGGAGCAAGGCAGCTCCCGGCAGGCACCGGCGGGCATGGTGATCGCCAGCGTGACGGACTTCCCGAACGTGGTCGAGCGCGCCGTTGACGACGTGAAGCGATGACAACGGCCGCGGACATCCGGGTGGCGTTGCTGACCCGCCTCAACAGCCTGACGCCGGGCTGGGAAACCGCCTGGGAGAATGCCGAGTTCGATCCGCGCGACAGCGCCGAGTGGCAGCGCGCCTCCGTCGACTACGCCGACGTGCGACCCGCCGGCATCGGAGGCGGTGCCGGCAGCGGAGAGATCTGGAGAGGCCACCTGATCGTCCAGGCATTCGTGAAGGCAAACACGGGCGCGCCGACCTTGGACGCCCGCATCGATACGCTGATGGATCACTTCCCGCGAGGCACTGTCCTCACATCGGGGGCCACCAGCTTGACCACCCTTCAGCCGTTTATCGGCTCGATGGCTCCCGACAAGAAGTGGTTCGGTAAGACCGTGTGGGTCCCCTGGTTCTGCCACGCAAACCTCTGAAGCGCTTCTAGCACCCCAAACATAGGAGAATCCCCATGGCACTCGCCTCTGGCGTTTCCAAGCAGGTTGTGCTGGCCGAACAGACGGTGGATCTTGCCACCGCCGCTTTGACAGGCGCCGCCGACGCTGAGTATCTGCGCCGCGTCTCCTCGGATCTCTCGCTGACCCGCGACAGCTTCGAGTCCAACGAGATCCGCTCCGACCGCCAGGTGTCCGATTTCAGGCTCGGGACCAAACGCGTCGCGGGAACCCTCCAGGGCGAGCTGAGCACTGGATCGTATGAGGCTCTGATCGGAGCCGCGCTGCGCCGGAACTTCGCGGCACCCGCCGTCTCTTTCACGGCTCAGGCGGCCGACGAGCTGACCTCGGCCAGCTCCGGTGATGAGCGGACATTCACTCGGGCCGGCGGTGCTGGCACGGATTTCCTGGCGCTCGGCTTCAAGGTCGGCCACGTCATTCGCACGGGCAGCACCGGCACAACCTGTGAGAACTTCAACTATCGTGTCGTCAACGTGACCACGACGGCGATCACGGTCCAGGGCACGAGCGGCGGCGACTTCGCCTCTGACGCAGACGCGACGCTGACGGTGGTCGGACACGTCAGCTACATCCCGACGACGGCGCATACCTCGAAGCAGTTCACGATCGAGCACCACTTCTCGGACATCGACTACACCGAGCTGTTCACCGGGTGCCGCATCGGCTTCTGGGCAGTGGATGCACCGGCCTCCGGCCTGGTGACGACCTCGTTCGGCATCACCGGCGTGGACATGACGCAGTACACCGCCGGCTCCGCGCCCTACTTCAGCTCGCCGGCCGCGGCCGGCACCGGCGGCGCGCTGGCCTCGGTCACCGGCGCGATCCGTTGGAACGACGGCACCACGACCACCGACCTGGCGCTGATCACCTCCATCAACTTCACCCTGGAGCTCGGGCTGTCGGCCGATCCGGTGGTCGGCCAGAACACCGTTCCGGAGATCTTCTTCGGTCGCTCGCGCATCAGCGGCTCGCTGACAGCCTACCTTCAGGATAGCGGGCTCGCTGCGTCCTTCATCAATGAGACGGACGTCGAGCTGCACCTGATCTTCGAGACGGCGAGCGGCGCCACCCCGGAGAACTTCTTCTCGATCTACATCCCCCGTGTGCGCCTGACATCGAACTCGATGGGCGATGGCGAGCAAGGGATCATCCAGTCCTTCGACTTCGTGGGACTGCTGCAGAACAACACCGGCAGCGCCTACCAGCCGACCTCCCTCATGGTCCAGGACTCCACCCTGACCTAAGCGATGCCGTAGTCCCGGCGGCGCGTTTCGACTCGCGAGTCCGGGCGGGGAGGTTCGGGACGCCTCCCCGTCCACTTTGTCCCAAAAGGAGTGTCCCCCAATGGCGTTCGATCTTGCTGATCTGACGAATGAAACAGATACCGCCGAGATGGTGGTCGAAAACCCGAAGACCGGAGATCCCATCACCGGGCCCGACGGGAAGCCCTGGACCGTCACCTTCGCCAGCTCGGAGCATCCGGCGGTGCGCGATCACCGGCACCGCGCCATCAAGCGCGCTCAGAAGCTCCAGCGCAACGGCGTCGACGAGGACCCGGAGGTTCTGGAGGAGCGCTCGCGCGAACTGCTGGTGGCGCGGATCCTCTCTTGGACTCCGGTCAACCTGGAAGGCAAACCGTTCCAGTGCACCCCGGAGAATAAGGCCAAGCTCGTGGCTCTCGTCTGGTTCCGGGATCAGGCCAACCGCTACATCAACAATGAGGCAAATTTTATCACGGGCTCCGCGAAGACGTCCTAGCCTTCGCGGAGCACCAGTTCCGGCTCAACCGCCGCAATCCGGACGGTACGACCGACCGGGAGCACCTGGAGCGCGTCGCCGAGCAGACCGGCAAGCGACCCGACGCTCTCGACGGACCACCCATCAGCGGCGCGATCGTCCACCTCTGGCACTGGTTCCTTGAGCTTCACGCCACGCGCCAGTCCGACAGCCAGGGTGGCGTCCAACCCCTCGCCTACGCCGAGATCATGGCGTGGGCGAGTCTCTTTCGACAGGCGCCCTCCCCCTGGGAAGTCGCCGTGCTGAAGGCCATCGACGCCTCGTTCGTCAAACAACACTACGAGCAGCTCAGAGCCGAGCGTGAGGGTCAGGCCAACCGCGCGAAAGCCGGACATGGCCGGAAAGGGAGGCGTCCTTGACCGATCTTGTCGATCTCGGCCTCCGGGTCGATTCCTCCCAGGTAAAGCGCGCTGCCGACGACCTGGACCGCCTCGGCCGATCGGGTCGCAACGCGGCCCGGGACGTCGACAGCTTCGAGTCCGGCATCAACAACATGGTGGCGAACGTCCAGACCGCGACCCGAGCCATCGGCGCGCTGATCGCAGCTCTGGCCGTCAATGAGCTGATCCAGTTCACCAAGCGCATCGCTGAGTCCGCCAACGAGATCCAGCTGATGCAGGTCCGCGTCAACGGTCTCGCCAAGGACGCTGACGCCTTCAGGCAAGTCAGACAGCTCGCGGACGATCTGGGCATCTCGGTCCGGGCGACCGCGGACTCCTTCGGGCGTTTCGCGATTGCTGGCCGCGAGATCGGGCTGACCACTCAGGAGACGGTCAGGTTGACCCAGACGGTCGTGCAGCTGGGGCGACTCGGTGGAGCGACCACTTCCGAGCTGGAGAACTCAGCCCGGCAGCTCGGCCAGGCGCTGGCCTCGGGAACGCTGCAGGGCGACGAGCTACGCTCAGTCCTCGAGAACATGCCGCTGCTGGCCCAGGAGCTGACCAAGGAACTCGGCATCTCCATCGGACAGATCAAGGAGGCGGCTTCCGAGGGCCGCATCACCTCGCAGGTGATCGCGGACACGCTGCTCAAGGTCTCCGCGGACGTCAACGCCGAGTTCGCCAAGCTCCCGAGCACCATCGGACAGGCTGAGGCGCGTCTGAGCAACGCGCTTGGCGACCTAGCCACCGAGATCGACAAGACCTTCCGTCTCACCGATCTGTTCCTCCAGTTCTACCAGGAGCTGACGGAGCTCGTACAAGACGTTGCGGTGGCGCTGCGTCAGCTACGCGGCGAGGAAGCTCGCACCCAGCTCTCTCGCGAGCAGCTGTTGAAGCAGGCCGAGGTTCTGCGCAGTCGCGAGATCAAACAGGTCGAAGCCGTCACCGCAGCCCAGAACGCGCTCAACGAGGCGATCGCGGACGGTGCGGGTTTGGGAATGTTGACCACCTTCGAGAACGAGCTGCGAACCGCCGAGCTGCGCCTGGGCATGACCCGCAAGCAGCTCGCCAACGTCGAGCAGTCGCTGAAGGAAGTGGGTGCCACCAGCTCGACTCTCCCCGGGAAAATCAAGCCGACCACGACGGCGGTGGAAGAGAACACCGAGGCGTTCGACGAACTGGCGGAAGAACTGCGCATCGCGACCCAGCGATGGATGGAGTTCAACGAAGGCGGTATCGCGGCTGTGGAGGCTTTCGATCGGCTGACCACCGCGACCGAGATCGCCAAGCGGGCCTATGAGGACTACCGCGACGAGAACGAGAACGGCACCAAGACGCTGAAGGAATTCGAGACCGTGGCCATCGACCTCGTGCTCGCGCAGGAAGCCGTTGAGCGCAGGATCAAGGCCGCCGAGGAAGCGCAGACAGCCTACAACAAGGTGATGGACGAAGGTCGCAATCTGACGCTGCGGCTGATGACACCGCTTGAGAGCTACGAGCGGACACTCCGCGATCTAGACCGTCTGCTTGAGGCGGGCGCCATCAGCCAGGAAACCTTCAACCGGGCCATCACCGAAGCTCAGGACGAGCTGCGGCAGGCCACGATCGAAAGCAGCAAGTTCCTCTCCGCCATCGACGACGCCGTCGGCCAGATCGAGCGGAACTTCCAAGAGCTGTTCGCGGACATCTTCGAGGACGGCCTGAACGGCTTCGACGACTTCGCAGACGGCATTCTGAACATTTTCGAGCGCCTGGCCGCCCAGCTGGCCACGCAGTTTGTGCTTGGCGACATCCTGGGGCTGACCGATGGCCTGGGTTTGTTCGAGACCGTCTTCGGCGGCAGCGGTGGCGGCACATCGTCGGGCTCCATCATCCAGCGCGCCGGCCTGATCGGCAGCGTCTTCGACAGCGAGAGCCTGCTGGGCAGGATCCTCAACGGCGGCAGCGCCAGTGCCGGCGCGAGTTCAGCAGGCGGTTCTTCAAGCGCCGGTGCCGTTGCGAATGCGGCAAGCACGGTCGGGCGCTTCGGGAGCAGCTTCGTGTCCAGTGGCGGCTCCTTAACGGCCGGGTTCGTCAACAGCTCACCGTTCTTTCAGATGCCCGGGCAGTTCGGGGTGCTCGGGGCAGGTGGCGGACTCACCCCGCTCGGCACAGCGATCTCCCAACTCGGCAACATCGCTGTTGCGCCGGCTATAGGCGCGCTGGCTATGGGCATCATCTCCGCGTACATGCGCCCGGACCCGCCGCGCTCGGCCGCGTCGATCGGCGCGCGCGATGGGCGATACAATGTGACGGGCGTCGTCACCGAGAACGATGGCGATCCGGCCATCGGCCAGTCGATGGGCGATGCCGCTTCGGCCATTGCCAACCAGGCGCTGGAGATCATGGGAGCGAGCCTCTCCGACGGCGCGCAGCTGGGCATGATCGGCCTGACCAACAAGCGCTTCGCCAGCACCGTCGAGGGCGGCCTGTTCCAGCGCCTGCCGTCGGGCCTGGGCATCGACTCCCTGCCCTCAGACCGCCGGCTTTTCGCGCGGACCGAAGACGGCAATCGCGGCGCCATTGCGGACTTCGTCAGCCGCAGTCTGATCAAACAGGTCCAGGATGGGACGTTGACCGGGCTGGCCGATGGTGCTGCTGAATCGTTGCAGATCGGCCTTGGCAACATCGCCCGGAACATTGAGGAGCGCGGTCTCACCGAGGCGCAGTTCGACCAGGTGATAGACGATATCGCTTTCGTCGCCTCCTTCGACGCGCTCGCCGACGGCCTCAATGACGTAGCACTCAGCGCGCTCGGGGCGGCCGACCGGCTCGACATGGCGGCCGAGAGCCAGCGCCAGTATCAGGAGGCGATCGAGCAGGTGCGCAGCGACGCCGCGGCAGCGGCGGTAGAACAGGGCTCAGCCCTCGCCGGTCTTGGCGACTTCATCGATCAGGCGCAGCGGATTTTCGATCCGAGCGGCGGCAACCGCTTCCAAATCCGAAACGCCCTTGGCGGTGGTCGCGTGGATCTGCGCGAGAACCCCATCCAGGCTTTCTCGGACGAAGGTACCGCTGGCCGCTTCACCAATGACTTCGTCTCCCCGGCGATCTTCGGCCGGGATGGCGAGCTGATCACCGGCGACAATGAGGGGCTGCAGAACAACAATGAGGCGCTGCAGAACAACAGCGTCCTGCGGATCCTGGAGGAACGGATCGAGCTGATTGACCGTGAGCTCGGCGAGAACGGTGCGCTCATCGATCCGTTCCGCCGTGACGGCGATAACCTCATGGCCAACATCTCCAATCTCGCGAACATCCTCGAAGACCGGGGCGTGGACTTCGATGCGCGCTTCGGGGACGTGATCGACAGCTTCTTCGTGTCGGACCGCAATTTCGTGGTCGAAGCGCTCGATATCGCCCGAGCGCAGGTGGAGGAGTTCTTCGCCGGCATCACTGATGCAGCTGACGGCGTCTCCGGGCCGCTCAGCCTTTTCGAGGAGATAGTCCCGACTGTCGATCCGCTCGTTGTTCAGTTCGAGAACCTGAAGGCCCAGGTCGAGGCGACACGACCCGATCTCCAGGCGCTCAACGAGGATCTGGCGCGCTTCGGGCAGGAGCTGATCGACATCGATGGCGAGATTGCTGACGCCACCAGCGCAATCGCCTCGTCGGTCCAGGATCAGTTCTTGGCGGGTCTGGGCATCGCGGTCGATAGCGACGGGAACGTTGCTGATGCGCAGGTCGACTTCACCGCGATCAACCAGCTCGCCACCGCTGTCGCGAACCTGGACGCCAATTCGTCCACGTTGTTCGAGAGCGACCCTCGCGGGCTGCTGCCGGAGATCCAAGCGCGGATCAACGAGATACTCAAGGAGGGCATCGAGGGGATCTTGGACGGCGCCGAAGACGCCGCCACGACCTTGGAACAGATCCAGCTGATCTTCGGTGATCGCCTGGGCGATCTGACCTTCACGATCGACAACACGACGACCTCGCTCAGCGATCTGAATGCGGGTCTCGCGAACGATTTCCTTGAAGGGATCGGCGCGATGTTCGACGCAGACGGCAACCTCCTGACAGGGATCGACTTCAGG